GAATTCCCAGAGACGATTGACTGGAACATCTCTGAGAACTCTGATATGACAGAGGGGTCACAGCAGTTAGCCTGTACGGGTAATAACTGCGAGTTGTAAACTTAAGGGGACTTCGGTCCCCCTTTTTACTTAAGGTACATACATGAACATCAAACGTGACATCGAAGTACGCATCAAAGTACTTGAAAACAAGTTAACCAAGTCTATCCCCGCAGCCCGAAATAACGAGATACGGGGAGAGATCATGGGTCTGAAGTGGGTACTGGAGCGTCTCTAGTGTCTAAACTATAGCTTGCTTCTGGTACGCCGAAAACAAAATGTCGTAAGCTCCGGGGTTTTTTTCTTTTAACTCCTGATCTTTCCCTGTTTGTAACATCCTCTTGAATGTTCTTGCTTTAGTGTTTATGCTAGAGGTTTTTAAAGCTTCTTCTTCTTCTTTTTCAATATAACTATCCACTTTAATACCTAAAGCGGAGTCGTATTCGTTAATGCTTTCTTCTATAAAGACACCTAAAGCCCTTAAATTATCTTCTGTAGGAGTCGTCTTTGGCGGCATAACGTCCTTTAAACGTGCAGCCGACTGATTAGGGTCTAAGATAAACTGAATAAATTTTTTATCGTTGTTTTGGTGAAGAATGTTTATTAAACTGTACAATATTTCAGGTCTTAGTCCAGAACGTGCTTCTAAAACTTCAGGATCTAACTTTAATAGTTTTTCTAAGTAAGTGTTCATGGAACTTACTCTAGGAAGAAGCTCAAGAAGTAAATTAAACTTCGCCGTAGCCTCCTTTTGAGCCTTAGATGTGGGCAGGTTGTCAATAGCAAACTTAAGTTTTTCTTTTGCTTCTACGTTTTGAAAAGCGTTAACAAAAGCTGTAGCCCTGTCTTTCAAAGGAACCACCTCTTCTCCCTTAGTTTTTAAAGCTTTAACAACTTGTTCTGCAGTCTTTTCTCTTTGGGAAGTTGCTCTAGCTGCTTTATATGCAGGAGAGGCGTTGTCCGCAAAAGTTTCGAGTTGTTTCTTAGAAGATATTAAAATTTGTTTTGCGTCTCCCGTTGCATTATCTATTTGATCTTGTAAAGAATGCAAAACCATTCTTATTTGACCTATAGAATTAGGCTCGAAACTGTTGTACGCAGTACTGGTTATTCGGTTTTTTTTAATATCAGCTATAGTATTTTCTATTGCAGGAGAGTTTCTCAAAGTAATAAAATTCGGCAGCATCGCTTGAGGAATAATGTCTTTATCTGCTTTGTTGTATAGCTGTATTACCGCTTCAGCAACGCCTTCCTTCCCTTCAGGAATGACTGTAGATACTAAATCGTCAATTAAAGAGTCTAAATTTTTAGAGTTGCTGCCCATTACGTCTGAAACGTACCGTAAATTTTCATCAGACAGTCTTGCTGAAACTTTTAATTCTTGTGACAAAAGTGCAGGATTAGCCGTTGCTTGACCGGGAGTCAACACAAGTCCTTTTTCTGCTGCCTGTTCAATAGTTTCAGCACCTTCAAGCCTAACAGCTTCTTCAGGCCGTATGTCTATATTAGCTGGTTCAACTTTTCCTCGACCGCCATAAAAAATGGACGATACGGTCCTTCCTAAGCCTGTAGTTGCCGCCATCATCATGGGAGCAAAGGTTGCTCCTAAAGTTGTGTTTAAAAGTCGAGCAGAACTCAAAGCCCCTGCTTGCTCAGGGTCTTCTACAAAAGTAAATAAACCACCTCCTGCGCCTATTGCGGTAGTTCTTTTAAGTGCTTCTTTTAAAGACACTCCTCTTGTAGCGTAAACATCAGCGGCAATAATTAGACTGTCAGCAAGAGTGTCTCTAGCCAAGGTCTGGGCTGAAGACATATCCCCTGATTTTTCTGCAGCTAGTATGTCTTTAGTAAAATCAGCTGTTGTACCTTTAGGAACAGCCCCCGTTGTTTCTGCCATAGACAAAAATACTTGGGCAAACCCAGCATAAGACCTAAGTCCACCAGATTTTAAAACATCGTTCCATGTAGCTTTGTCTGCCTCTATGTCTTCTTTTTGTAGAGAATTAAAGATGTTTTGTAAATCTTCTTCAGAAGCTTCAGGAGCAGAAACAAGAGCCGACACTGCTTCCTGCCCCTCTTCAAACATTTCTAGGCTGTTTACGTAATTTTGTTCCTCCTCAGTTGGAGGATTCAAAAGGTAGTTTAAATCTTCATTCATTTTTAAACCCTTATTTAATTAGGCATTACAAAACGAGTATCTGCGCCTTCTTTTAAGTACAGTCTTCTCAATAAAAGCATAGCGGCTATAGGGTCTTCTTGAGATTTTGCCATGTCTTCTAGTTGCTTATAAGTTAGTGTTCTACGCTGACCTGTTGGGTTTCCTTCAGAGTCTATAATATTAGTAGAAAAAGACAAGTTTTTCTTATTGACTTTTCCTTCTTCATACATTCGCCAAAGTTTTTCTACGTCGTCTGGAGGGATAAACGAAGTAGCAGGAAAATCACGAGTAAAAGTAGACCATTTATCTTTAACAGCCTGTATTTTTTTTGAATCTGCTCCTGCTTTACTTAAAGCGGCTCCTCTTAATACTGTCCGTGTGTTTGATGCTTCCATAAAATTAAGAAGCTGTTGATAACCTTCAGGAGTGCTTAATAAATTAGGAACAGAGGCTATAAAAGTTTCAAATTCCCTGTTAGAAATTGCACCTTTAGTTGCTTCTAGTCTAGCCCTAACAAAATCTTGCGTAAAGGCGTTTACAACGTCAGCAGCTGAAGTTGCATTGGCAATTTTTCTGTAAGTAGCGTCTGTTTCAGGAACGCCTAAAAGCTGCATAACTCTTTGAGTTCCTCTTCTAGCACTGTTTATTTCGTTTGCTCCAGCACCAAAAATTTCAGGCCGCTCGTTAGCAACAATACGTGCTTCGGCAATTAAAGATAAATTATTTTCTGCTTCTCTAGCATCAGTACTTGCCTTTATCACTTCTTTTGCTAAACCACCACCTAAATCTTTTGCTAATTGACTTTCTTGGGCAGAAGTTACATTTACTACACTGCTGGGTTTGCTTCTTATTTTTAAAGACGCTAAATCTTGTGAACTTAATACGGTTCTGTCGCCCACTCTAAGAGTTTTTCCTTCTTCATCTTGCGTAGTTTTTTCAACAACATTACCAAAATCGTCTACCCATTCCGTGATGGTAAAACCTGTTTTTGGTTTTTTTACAGTTGGCTTTCCTAAATCAACTAAATTTTTAGTTTGCTTGTACTTTTGTATATTTTCGTTAGAGTAGCCTTTGTTTAAAAGATCAAATTCTTGTTCTTGAGTTAAAAAAGGCGGAGGTGTTAGTGCTTTTTTTACTTGCAAAGCACTAGATAAACCTTCAGCTGTTAAGCCTTCACCTAGTCTTTCCTGTATAACTTCTGGAGACAAAGGTTTTGTAGGGTCAGCTACAGCACTCATTAACATACCGCTTGTTGCTTGTTGTTGACGTGCTTGTGCTTCTGCTTGAGCTAATTTAGCAGCTTCTTGAGCAAAACCCGCTGCTTCTAGCTCACGACGCACACGACCAATGTTAGTTGCGTCTCCAGCTACCAAAGCTGCATTACCCCTTTGCATTATGTCAGCAAGTTGCTTTCTTTTCCCGGCGGCTTTAGCAGCAGCAGGGGCCTCACCAATAGCTGTCCCCAAACCAAAGAGGCTTTCTGCCATTTGAGGTCTGCCAAGATTAGCTAAAAACTGTTGTGAAAACTTAGCCATTATGTTTTCTCCTTAACCGAACAGGCCACCAAGGGCTGATGTTGCCATGCGTCCACCAATGCCGCCTAAAAGATTACCCTGAGCCATTGCTGACTGTAGTAATGCTTCTAAGGCTGCTGCGGACGTTTCGCCGTAAGCCCCTGCTGCTACATTTTGTTGGTCACGGCGTTGCTCTGCCGCTGTAATTCCGGGAGCTATTGCTGCCAAAAGTTGCTGCTGTGGTGTGTAAGCCGCAGAAAGCATACCTGCTCCAAGTTGCGCTTGTCTAGCTTGCTCTGCTCCAGCAAACTCCATAGCACTTAGCATGGCCTGATTACGTGCTTCTTCTTGTGCCTTAGCCAACGCCAGTCCTTCAGGAGTACCTCCAAACATGTTTGTAGTAACACCTAAGCGTCCCTGTGCTGCTAGACGCTGTTCTAACTCAAGTCTCTCACGTTCCTGAGCAGGAGACATAGCAGCCTGCATACGGTCAAACACGGCCTGCTCACGAGCCTCTGGACCTTCCATAGCACGTCCAAACATGCCTGCAGAACCGCCCATTAGAGTGCGATAAAAACCCATTTCTTCGGGAGACAACTGCGCTCCAAACTGAGCACCCTGAGGAGGCATCATTTCTCTAGGAAGTACCATTGACGATCTAAGTTCGTCTGTGGTAGGCATAGAAGGTCCTCCTAGTGTCTGGAAGATACCGCCTTTGGTGTCTGAACCGGGGAAAGGCTTAATGCCTCCTGTGCCTTCAGGACGTTGTAGACCTATCTGCATTTGTCCTTCTCCGGGAGGGGGTAAAAAACCACCTGAGCCGTACACAGGTCTATAACCGGGCTGAGCAGCAGGTGCCCCACCAGCATAAAACATACCGCCTGTAGGCGTAAATACGCTATACGGCTGAAACTGGTAGCGACTCTCAAGATCCCGCCCTAGTTGGCCCATTTCTCTGTAGGCCTGTTCTCCGATATCGCCTAGACGCTGGTAGCCTTGTTGAGCAAGAGCCGCACCCGCTCCAGTACCTACTACGCCTCCTAAGTTTTCTTCAAGCCATCCCATTTAATTTCTCCGCTTTAAATTGTTTTGCCAAGTAAGGCTAGTATATTGATTTCCTGTAGTGACAATGCGCTTCCGCTAATGTCAGCCTCAAGACCAACAACAACAGTAGAGCCACTTCCACCTGCGTTTAGTGCCTTACGCGTGGTAGAAGCACCTCCTGTAAACTCTTTAGATGAAGACACAGTTAATGTATCTATATCTACAAAAGCATTTGTAATGTAAACGTACGTTTTTTCGTCTGTTGTGTTAAAGTAACTATCGCCGTTTAACAAATCCCCACCACCAGATCCTGTTGTAGGGGCGGTAGCAAAGTCCCCTAAAAATTTATCAACAACGTAAATACCATTCGTTAAAGTAGACGTTATCGTAAACCCTGACAGCTCAGAAAAAGAAACGTACTCAGAAGCGCCAAACTCTGCCACAGGCGCACCTTGTACAGTGAAGGTTGTATTTCTGTAGCTAGTGTTAAAGTCATAAGCAAACTTGATAAAGATATCTGTGTTGCTAGACGTGATAATCGTAGGGTTAATCTTCTTGATAAACTTAAGACGAGAAGGGTCACCAAAGGTTAAGCTTGGACTGTAATACTTAAAGCGGAAAGGCGATCCGTTGTCTAAATAACCTTTGTATTCGCTAATGCCATTCTTAGAACCAATATATAACTTGCCGTTTTCTAGTCTTTCGTAAGCAGTAAAAACAGAGTTAGGCCAACGTGTTGCTCTTAGTGAGCCATCTTCTAAAGTCCCTCTTAAATCAAAACAGTAAGTTGTGTTTTGTCCTACAAAAGTAAGCAAATAGAAGCTTTCTTCTGGGCTGTAGACTGTTCTGTAAAAACTATTTTCATCCTGAATAAGCTCAATGATGTCTTTAGTAATAGTTTTAGACAACGTGCTAATCGGCATTGATTTTTCTTGTATTGTTCTACCAAAACTACGTAGTCCGGTATGTGACAAGAACAACACATCAGTGCCCGTATGTTGGATAGTGTCTCTATCTACACAACCAACGCCAGCTACAGTGTCAGCTAGGGACATTGTTGCAGGGGCTTCAGCGCCTTGGTACACAACAATGCTGTGCTGCCCAAAGATAATAAGGAGTCCGTTGTGTGCGGCTAAAGCAACAATTTCGTCATAGCCGTCAGGCCATACCTTAGAGATATTAATGCTACCACTAGTACCGCCAGACCAATCATTACCAATCAACAGGTCGGACCAGTAAACCGTAGACTTATCGTTAGTTGTGTCCGCAGTCCAAAGACGGCCATAAGCAGAAATAACTTCATTGCCGTATTGTGCTGAAGTAATTCCCGTTAACTGAGTAAGGGAAGAACCGTCATACACCAAAGGCTGTGTTCCACGTTGGAAAAAATAAGCTTTGTCGTTAAAGTTTACGATCTTCCAGTTGTTAGCACTAATGCTGATAGAAGACGAAATGTCTGTCAGGGTAGTTGTCCCTGTCATCACCTTATTGTTTCCTACAGACAAGATAACGCTGGCTCCGGTGCTTCTTCTGTACTCGTGAACGTCCTTAAGAGATTCAGAGCCTAACGCTGTTTTGTCTGTAGTAAGAACATTGTAACCCTTACGTGACGCAATACGCCCACGCTTGTCAATAACAGCGTTGTCTGCTACTTCTGCAAACGATGGATCTTGAGCAATAGGAGAGTCTTCTGTATTAATACCTTTGAAGGCTGGCGCTACAAGATTAATACTGCTTAGTTGTTGTGCCATATTAGATAGTCCTAAAGATCATCTCTTCTGGGTGTTTTGCTGCGTCAATAGCAACAGCGTCAGATAGGTACTTGTCAGCGATTTGGAAGTACTCAGCAGTAGAAGTACCGCCTGTCTCACCACGCTCACGAGAAAGCAGTGCTACAGCCAAGTGAATCACAGGCTTTTCTGGTACGAGTAAATTGTCAGTGTTAGCAGTCAACTCAGCTTGTCGCTTGATAACGTCAAACCTGAGTGTCTGAGCTTCAGTAGGACGAGGACTAACGAGTACCTGAGTATCTCCGTTAGCGTCTAGGCCGTCAAAAGTGTAGTACCTAGGCGCACCTTCGATGATAGGGTTGATGTACAGTTGCTCGTTGAACCAGTCTTTTGTTTGATAACCTAAGTAGCAGTTTTCAGTGTCATTTAAAGCTGACATTACTTTTACGTTGTCACCACAGTCAGTCAGAGAGTACTGATTGTCGGAAGCAGTAGTAGTAATACTAACGGTTTCACGTAGGGCTGACCAGTCTGCTGCTTCTTCTACTAAATTCTTAGCGTCGTTAATAAAGTCACCAACCATCTTTGCATACGTGTTTTCAGCTACGTTGGTGACTTCATCTTCACGCAAACGACGAAGTACGTTGTTCATTATGTTTAAATATGTCACTAAACACGTCCTCTATTTTTTGCCATACCTAAAAGCATTCCCTCAGACATTTGCATAGCATCGGTAGGCTGATTAGGTACGTAGTTAATCATTCTAGACTGTGGAAGCTGATAATCAAAGCCTCCCATGTAGCCTGTATAGTTCGAAAGGCCACCGCCACCGCCGCCACCTAAGTTTATGCCGGGCAGGTCAATATCTGGGCCATCAGGTAAATCTATGTCTGGACCTTCGGGTAGATCAATGTCCGGTGTTGTACCGTGCGGTAACACTTTCCTAATTCGTTGTATTACGTTTTCGTCAACCGCCCTACCACCTGCACGTACTACGTCTTCTGCAGCAGACCCTGCGGCTCTGGCATAGTCTTCAATTGCTTTAATTTCTGAAGGTGTCCGCATGTTTCCAAAGATGTCTAAATCAATATCTGGTAGGTCAAGGTCGGGATATAAGAAAGCAAAACTACCGCCATCTTGTGCATATTCATAAAAAGCCTTAATTACATCTTCGCCTTCTAGTTGTCCTTCAAAAGCGGCATCCACAGCAGTTTCTAAAAATGGATTAAAAGCCTCAATAGGAATAGTAGTTTCGCCTTCTCTAAACAAATTAGGAACGTCTATTGAGTCTCCAAAAGCAGACTGAACAACAGATTGAAGTTCTCCTGTTGTAAAGTTTTTAACTGCCCCTAAAGCCATGCTTTCTAAATCGCTACCAGTAATAGCGCCTGTAGCAATTCCTTCAACCAAATTAGTAACTTGGTCTGGAGACATGTTTAATGCCCCCGATAAGTCCCAAACAGCGTTATCTAACGCCGTACCAGCAAGATCACCCGCCCTAACAGCATCAGCAACCCCTCCGATACCTCCAGTAATAGCGGCGGCACCAAGACTAGAAATGTCTACAGAGCCTGTAGTAAGTCCTTGAGAAAGCGCACTGCCTAAAACATTGTTTACTGCTCCTTGAGCAAAACTACCAGCAGTAGTAGAACCGGCGGCTCCAATAGATCCGGTAGCTGCATTACCAAGAGCAGGACCAAGAAAAGCACCCATTGCGGCACCAATAGCTAACTTAGTGTAGTCAGCTATACCCGCTTGTTCTTTGACTGTTTTGACGTAAGCACTTCCGTTCCAGCTATATTCGTCACCGTCTTGATTGTAAATTTTACCACCAACGCCGTACTTATCTAACAACGCTTGGTTTTGTTCAGAATTAAGCCAGTTGTTGTAAGCAGAGTTTCTTTCTGCAAACCGTTGCTTTTCAAGGTCTTCAAAAGTTTCGTCGTCGCCGTAAAAAGTAAGGTCTTCTCCTCCTAGCAACATAAGTTCGTCTTCAGTCAAAGCACCTGAAGCTTCGTCCCAAGAACCTATGTCGTAGTCTCCAGACTGCAACAACTGTTCTCTTTCGGTCATGTAACCTAAGTAGTTGTCAAAGTCTCCAAACGACTGACGCAACATACTAGCTTCGTCGCTGTCAAAATAATCCCGTAGCTCTTGTTCAGTTAGCTGTGATGAGTCTCGTGTACCCATCAAGTATCCAGAGTTAGCGTCTCCTAGTTCATGACCTTTAAAGAAAGTAAAGGTTTGAGAAGCCTTAACGTCCTCTTTAGTAGTAGGAGCAGGTTTTGTCAACATTCCTTCTTCAGCCATCTTACTTCTTCCAGTTAGCTAGACCACGGAGGCCAAACGATGCCGCTACTGCCGCACCAAGGAAACCTTTGTACCACTCAGGCATAGCTTCTAAAGCAGCAAACCCATTCATAACAATAGGAACCATACTAGGGAAGAACGCTAGTACACACGGTATTGAAAACAACAGTGTGAACCATTCGTCTTTCCAAGAGTTGGCTGCGTTGTTAGCATGGATGTTTTCCCAGTTACCGTCCTGCTGTATAGCTACCATCTTAGCTTCATGAACAGCTTTCTTTTCTTCAGCTTTACGTTGAAAGTAACCACCAACAAGGTCTGCTACTGGGCCAATAAGGGTTTGAATCATCGGAAATACTCTGCAACAACAATGCTACCAATAATGAAAGGATAAATAGACAGAACCATTCGCTCTAACTTGTCAAACCTTTTAACACCTGAGTCAAGCTGACGTTGGATCATTTCGTAGCGAATAAGGCATTCTTTCTCGTGTCCTTCAAGCCTTGCTAATAATTCTTCTGTTCTGCTCATCCTTTAATTTCCCTTATTACCGCTGAAACTAAACCAAAAGTTATTATTGAAAACACTACACCAAACAAAGTTAACAACATGTTTTCCTTTAGCTCTTGTTGTCGATATACAGTGTCTTGCCTCTGCTTTACTATCTTTCTTTTTAACTCACGAAACTCACGTAGCCCGTCATCACCGTAGGCGTACCGAATCATTAACATGATTTCTCGTTGTTGCTCTTGTATTTTCTTCTTTCGTGCAAAAGCTTTTACTGCTTCTGCTTCTACACTCTTGCTAAAAACTACTTTTTTAAACGGTGATACTTTGGATGCTTTCTGTTCCTGATAGAGAACATCACTAGCATGTCCGTACCACGTAGCTATCTGCCCCATCGTATCTTCTACTGAGCGTCCAGCCTGAACCATCCCCTGCACCATAGCAAAGGCTTTGGTTGCCCCAGCGATGGCGGTTATAGGATCTATCATTAGACAGGTACTCGACCAACTATTAAGCCCTCAGCTATGTCTAAATCTATTTGGTCTTCCATCTCGTGTACTAACGCTACGGTTGCATCCATATCAATAACGCCATCAACACGAATAATAGGTACTCGAAACGGAACAGGCGCATCTTGCGTAATAGATTCAGACTCAATTGTGCCTTCAAGGTGTATAGCATCTACTGAAGGAGTGTTATATATAAGTGTTCTCATGGTCTAAACGTCACCTCCACATCTCCTGAGCCGTCCCATTCAGCGACTATGTTGGCTATTTCAGTACTGTCTAAACCGTAAGATGATGACCACGTCCATCTACGACCAAAACCTCCAGCTATTGTTGTAGTTGAAGCTTCTGATGTTGAAAGAGTTGTAAACGTACCATTTGCTGTAAATGAGAAACTTGTAAACTCGTCTGCGTCTATTTGATTAGAACTCGAAAAACTAACATCAATCGTAAAAAATGTTCCAGAACTTGAGGCTATTCGATAAACAGACTTTATATTCATGCCTGTTAGAGTGCTTCCATTTACAATAGTTGGGGATACTGAGCCTGTAGGCGTACCGTCTTCGTAACCATAATAGGTTGCTTGCGCTAAACTTTTAATGCCTTGAGTAACTGTTACAACAGTACCGGCACTAGCTCCATACCACTCGTTAAACGCCATAGAAGCGCCAGCAGTCTTGCCAATTAAACCTCTAATGTCAGAGTCATTGATAGACGCAAGCGTACCTGTAGTACCTCCTGCTTCTACATGGATATTATCAAGACTAATTGCACCACTACTTTGTAACGCCATTAGATAGTACCAAAGGCTGTAACATTATCAGCAGAGGTAACAGCACCGTTCGTGCCTACCTTAAATACTTCTGTACTGTCGTATTCAAACACCAACTCATTAGTGTCAACTTTGATTACCCAATTGCCGATAGACAGTGTAGTTGCCTTAACTTGACCAGCAGAGCTATACACTACAGCTTTATCGTTGACTACAGTTCCAGCACTAGAGCCATCAACAAGATTAAGCTCAGAAGCGGTTGAGGTAACTCCATCAAGAATATTAAGCTCAGCAGTAGTAGCAGTTACTCCGTCAAGCAGATTGAGTTCTGCTGTAGATGCTGTAACCCCATCAAGAAGGTTTAGCTCAGTAGCAGTAGAAGTAACAGTTGTACCACCCAAGTTGATAGTAGGGATCGTTACTGTGCCTGTGAATGTTGGCCCTGCGGTATCAGCCTTTGTTCCAATCGCCGTAGCAATATCGTCAAACTCAGTTTCAAACTCAGAGCCACGAATTACCTTACCGGCATCGCCACTGTTTAACGTATCTTTAACAGCAAAGTCTGTCGACTTAGTGTAGTTGCTCATAGTAAAGATCCCTAAAAATTATTACCAAGGCATACCGTCGGCTGTTACAGGAGTCTTTTGCTCTGCAATGTTTGCCGTTAGTGCCGCCTCTGTTTCTGTTTGATTGACTTCAGCGTGTACCCATCCCAGTACAGTCGCCTCTGTTAGGCTGTCGTATGCGATGAATCCGTCAGCATCGGGGTCGGGTGTAAACCCACAAGTGCCATAAGCGGATGCAGTATAAGTGACTGCGTCGTCACCCGTACCAACTGTTTCTTCTTCAGTAACACGCCAGTGAGCGACAGTTACGCCGCCGTCTGATACGTTACGCTCAAGGTTTGCGATAGTCCATGTAGCCATTAGTTTTCTCCTAGTTAAATAGCTGAAATGATAAAGGCAAGTAGCTCAGAATAACGCACACCCATTCGTGAACGCTCTTCAACAGTTTCTTCATCAGTCCATGTTGAGTTAATAAACATTGCGTAGCGTCCAGCATCTAAGCCTTCTGCCTCAAATGCGGCTTGTAAGTCTTGAGCAATGATACCGAAGTGGATACGTGCCTCGTCGCCCTTGTCTGCTACTGAAGACTTCCAGCGGAACTTGCGTAGCAATCCTTTAGCCGCTACAGCAACACGTTGCTCTGCGTCAGACAGCGCCTCAATGTCCTGCTTTTCGTTACGGTCAGATGTTTGAATAGTGCCGTTTGTGGCGTAAATATCATCGAATCTGTTCGTCGATGCGCCTAAATCAAGTAAATCGTCATTTCCAGCATTTGTACTAACATTGAAAGGCAGTATACGGTCGTAAGCTGATTGAAAAAACAAACCAGTATCATTGGTTCCTACAGCTAATCCAGATAGATTCGCATTAATACTACCGACTGTGGTCGCGTCTTTACGGAACTCAATCAAACCACCGTCTGACGTTTGTCGATTGATATATAGAGCAGTGCCACCGTCAACCGTTGCGCCAAAATTACCTGCTTGAGCAACGTAAAAGCCGGGGTCGCTAGATGTTCCCGGCGCAGTCTTGCCCACCAAGAGATTGCCAGAGGCATCCAGCCTCATCTTCTCGCTACCCTGACGTTGCCAAATGTGAACATCGTTTACGTTGTAGTAGAGTTTAGCGCCGGAGTTTGTAGCGTTAATTTGACCGTTGCTATTTGTGTCACTCAGATTAAGGATGCCTGCGTTGGCAGTGCCTGACAGGTAGAGGTCTTTGAATTGTCTTGAGTCGGTTCCTAAGTCAACAGTTTCGGGACTTGTTGCTCCATTGAGCATAGGAATTACTGCTTGTGATAACCGCAAACCCACTTTAGCCGCGCCAGAACTGTACACATCTAAAGAACCGCCGCCCGTACCAATACTACCGACTGTTGAGCCGTCTTTGCGGAACCGTACTATTTCACCATCAGACGTAAGGCGACCAAAAAATGCCGCCGCCTCGCCATCACGATTTGCCGCTATGTCACCGTCTACATCTAGCTTAATACCTGCCGTTGTAGTAGTTAAACTAGTAGTCCCAACCAACAAGTTGCCGCTTGAGTCGATGCGCATGGCTTCTGAGCCGCCTTCTTTGAAGATAAAAGCACCACCGTTTGCGTCTAATGCAAGGTCTGCTGTACCTTCAGCACGAATTTTTAGAATGTCTGTGCCGTTCTTACCAACACGAATAACATCACCATTGGTGCCATTGTTGTCAAATAGTGCCGCTGTAGCGCCTCCAGTTGCGTCTACGTGCAAAGGTTGTGTTGGACTGCTAGTGCCAATACCAACCCGTCCGCTATAGTCGATGCGCATGCGTTCTAAGCCAGCAGTTCCAACAGTAAACCTGTCGTCAGAGTGTGAATACTGTACATAACCACGATACTGTTGATTTCCTGTAGTGCCGTCAGCAAACCCTATGGTGCCAATGCCAGTTGTTGAAGAGACAAAAGTCATCCCTGAATTAGCACCGCCATCAATCACGAGGTCATCCCAATTTCCGTTATAGGATGACATTGCAGATGTACCTATACCGACCCGACCGCTAGAGTCGATGCGCATGCGTTCTGT